CTGCTTTCGAATACTTGTTCCATACTTACCCTCCCCTCTGGGAGCAGGTTATGGGCAGTAGAGGGAGTCGGATCTTATCCATTAGGACTAAGACTTTTCTAAGGTCAAAGTCCCTAGTGAGTGAGATATTGAGTGAACTAACCTATCTAAACCTTGAAACGGATCAAAGGCCACTTCGGTCAGGCGCATCACGACCAAAGTCGAATTAAACCGCTCACGCGGGTTATGAGCAATGCGTTATTTACCTACCGATTTATTTAGAGTGACCTTAAACATGTCTCGCAGTCTGGTCGGCTCTACGGAATTTCCGAATGAGTTTTGATCACGATCGTACCCGCTTAGGATATTTATCCACCTTTCGGTGAGTGACATCCCGTTCCTCCCTTTGGAGACGAACTGCAGCAGGCACCAACGCTACTTGCTCTTCCAGATCTTCCATAGTCTGTAATGGACGAAGAAGAGTCGCTTCATCTTTACTAGCAATCACCCGGTTGATGCCGTTGATTATTACCTCAATTAAGAAGTAACACGATTGATCGAGCTCGCCGGCCCATACTGAATATCAGCTTTTTGGCCTAATCCTGTACAGGTCGACAAACCCAACCTATAAATCGCCCTATCATGTAAAAGGGATGGAGCCTTCCCGACTCGGGAAGATCTCCACTCCGATTATACGGTAGAGTTCTAAATACTCACGAACGACCCAGTAATCTCCTATTACCAGATCGTCGCCGAGAACCGCATATCGTTCGAACCAACCTCTGCATCCCGCTTTCCAAGCGGCGAACTGCACCATCATATGATGAGTTAAAGCCATCATGTAGTCATGAAGAGCCCTAATAATACCTCCTGTAACATAACAGGTATCCTATCTGTAGCAACAGTCAAATCAAAGACCAGACGCGGCAATCCCGACCTCCCTGCAAAACGCTATTAAGCGTTTCACAGGGGCAATTTGGTCGAAAGTACCGTCCTGAGGAAATAACCTCAGAATCTTGTCAAGATCATTCCATGCAACAGATAGAGTAACCATTGTGTTAGAGAGTCCACCATAGCAAAAGCTCGAAGTTTTCCAGGTCCCTGAACCCACGCGGGCAAGTCGCCAATAATATTATAACTATTGACTCTTCCCCGGCGTGAGTTAGGACCGGATTTCAAGAGCGAAAATATTGAGACAATATACCCCCAGATCTCCAACCGGCAACCTCTGGCCAAAGAACCGCTGTTTTAGCAGCCATTGACGACTTATCCTTCACCATCGACCCCATCGGGTTAGGGTGCATCTCTGTTGCAATTGAAGAAGTTCTTGAACCAAAGGCGACCGGAACGAGATCCGTTCGGGCGCACCTCACACCAAACTGTTTTAAGTAATCGAAGAACACTATTGCAAATGAACTCCAACTACTCATAAACGATCCAATGATCGGTACACCTGGAGCGGTAATAGTCGATAACTTTAATTTTCCTCTGTAGTTGAACACTCAATAAAGAGTGAAGAACCCTAAGTACAATCTGATTACCGAATTATCACCCTCTTAGTACGCTTTCTCATACCCGCGGATATTACTCGCGGTAAACCGCTCTTTGTTCGAGCCACTGCTCCACCAAGTTCCCTAGAGTTACTTAGCCCGTTACCGGCGACCGCTCTCATGAGCATAATATTGGTCGTCTTAAGGTAAATGGCTAAGCCTCGGTGACCTTGATGGATAATCGTGACGGACGAAACGAGCAAGGCGAAATGCAGCCTTACCCCAACTCACAGAAGAAGATCCTATGATTAGAGGAGCTGATCTTACGAGAAGCCCAACTAATCGTTTAGCGCTTTTTACGGCGCTATGCCAGATAGCCGAGGCAGTCAACGTTTGTTAACTGTCTCATAATAATTATAGTATAAGCTAGGTATTACCTAGCATATTATCCATTATTGTTTGGCAAGGACTTAGAATCACTCATCACCCTACTACAGGGCTTGTATCGACTTTCATCTCTACGGCATTGATGTTATCTCTGCCAGAATAAGTTCATATCCTTGATTAGCTACTCTTCAGTTTCGGACACCCCGCGAAAGGGGTGCCCGGCTGCTGGCAGTCTATTCAGACGGGGATGGGTTTCCCTGTGGTTGCCTGAGACGAATCATCGTCGTCAAACAGCCCGTGATATCTCCTTCATCCTCTAATGGTAGCCTTTAGTCCCAAGTAAGCGCGGTTGACCGCATTTCTTCCCAGGATCTTGATACGACTTTATTTAGACTTATCATGATCAATTATAGATCAATCGCTAAGGGTACGCAATAAGCTAGAATCCACTAGATTTTCTAAGG